GCCCGTGCCGTTCCACGCGCCATCGCCGCCGCCGCCCGTGCCGCCGACAGCGAGCTTGCTGAACCCCGCCCCGCCGCCGCCTGCGCAGTACCACAGAGTCGTGCCGGTAAAGTCGGACTGGATACCCGGTCCGCCCGCACCCGGCGCCGCACTCGCGCCAGCGACTCCAGCGCCCCCAGCGCCGCCGCCACCGCCACCAGTGCGAAGCCCCGATGTTCCGCTCGGAAAGCCGAGGCCGCCGGCATAGCCGCCACTCTCGGGCGTCCCCACCGTCGTGGCCGTCGACCCGCCGCCCGATCCGCCGGTGTTGCCGCCATCGAGCGAGTTCATCGTCACGCCCGTGCCGCCGCCAGCACCGGCAGAGCCGCCAACCGCCGTATAGCCGAGGGCTGACGAATTGCCGCCAGCGTTGCCGCGCGTCCCCGCTACGCCAGTTCCGGCCGCCCCGACAACGATCGTGTATGTGTCCGCAGAGACCGAAACGCCCGTCTGCAGGACAGGCAGACCCGCGCCTCCACCGCCGCCACGGTTGCCGCCACCCGCACCGCCGCCGGGGACGATCCAGGCGTCTACAAGCCCGCCGGCCGAGACGACGAAGTCGCCTCCAGCGGTGAACGTATGAACGCGGTAGTTCTGCCCGCCGATCGTCACATCGGCGGTCGTGCCTCCCGAGGCAGTGACCATGTCAGCACCGCCTCAGCTGAGTTCAGGCGTTCGCCTCGGTCAGCGTAAAGCTCGTGATCGTCACCGACTGACCTGCAGTGAAGCTGACGCTCGACAGGTTCAGGTCGGCGCCCGACGTCCCGACCGTCCCCTGCATATGCGCCGTCGTGCCGTTGCTCGCGTAGATGCGGAAGTGCGCCGCCGTGCCGTCGTCGTCGGCCGACAGGTCCTGCCACGTCCCGTTCTTCGCCTTCGACCCACTCGAGGCCGCCTCCATCCAGTCGGATGGCAGGCTCAGCGTCGCGAGCACGTCGCCGCTGTCGGCGGCGGCGACGTTGGCCGGCGCCGAGCCGGTCCGGATCTTGAGCACGGCCGACGTGCCGATGGTCGCCTCGATCGCGTCGAGGCGCGCGTTTCGGACCGCCGCAGAGAGCTGCAGAGCCATGGGAATGCCCTTTCGTGGGGTGGTTCAGGCGAGGGTCAATCGGAACCGATGGTTCGCGAGCATCGCGTCGACCCCGAGCGGAATCGCAGCCATGGACGCACCCGCCGCCTCGCGGTTGACGTAGTAGTGGCCAACAAGCAGCAGGAACGCCTGCCGGACCTCGGGCGGGCAATCGCCTCCCGCGATCCAGCGAATACGCACCGAGTTCGCGGTCGCCATCGGCGCGGGCCAGGCGCCGGTTGGAATGACCCAGCCGGGCTTGCTGTAGCTGTCGATCTCGTAAGCCTCGACGGGCAGCGCCTGCTCGACGCCGCTCTGATCGACGTACGCCACCGCTTCGACGCTGAGGAGCGGCCCATAAGGCAGCGCAATCTCGCGCGACGGGAACGCGTCCAGCGCCATCTCCCACGTCTGCGGCATCACGGCCCGGCGAATCTTGGTCTCGATCTGCCCGAGCGCTGCCGGCATCGTGATTTCGCTCAGCAGATCGTCGTCACTGTCGTGGTCGACGCGCAGGTGCCACTTCACCTGCTCAAGCGTGGCAGGGAATGTGGTCGGCCCCTCGATCCTCCGAGGCTCGATCATCGTTTCACCGTCTCGGGCCGTGGCAACGGAGTGACACCGGGCTTGCCTTCACGGCCCCGCTTCACTGCCAGTCTCCAGGCGTCGCTCGTCTCAGGCTTGTCCGCTGTGTCGCGCTGCGCGATCCAGAACGAACCCGCCCAGGTCACGCCATCGCCCTTCTGATACGCACCATCGCGCCACACGCCCCGATCGAGGATGACGCCCTTCGTCAGCGAGAACCGCTCAACCCGATCGCCCTTCGTGAACACGACGGCGAACTCGCGCTCGCCGTCCTCGACCGACATGTCATCGAAGCCGAACCCATCATCGCCGCGCACCTTGCCGGCGTTGATGGTGTCGCCCGTCGTCAACTTCAGGATCAGTTCGCCGTCCGCGTTCTGACGCGCCTCGACGATCCCCGACCCATCCTTGCCGTGGACGACTTCGGGCATCCTGATCCCGTCGACCTTGGCCGCGAGCACCGCGATCTCGGGCGCGTAGTCGTGCTGCTCAGGGAGCGCCGGGATGGCCTCGCGCACGGCGTCGACCTCGGCCTTCGTCGCGAAGCCGCTCAGGTCGGGGGGGTCGGGGAGGGTCGGGATCGCCGCCTTCACCGTGGCGATCTCCGCCCTCAGCGCCTCGATCTCGGCCGGGTCCGCATCCTTGCCGTCCTGCGGCGTCGGTAGCGCCCCCACGGCCGCCTGCACGGCATCGGCGACCAGCGCGGGCACGTCGGGCAGTGCCGGGGCCTCCTGCGGCGCAGGGATCGCGCTCACGGCCTCTCCAAGCGCCGCGACCATCGCCTCGATCTCGCTTGGGTCGAACGGCGCTGGGACTGCGGCCTTCACCTCGGCGAGAAGCGCGGCAACGTCGATCGGCTCGGGGATAGAGATGCCACCGACCGCCTTCGCAATCGCTGCATCAACGTCAGGGAGATCGGCCTTGTCCGCCTTTGACCCGATCGCCTCCACAAGCGCGCTCGGGTCAAACGGCTCGGGCATCTCACGCGCCTCGACCGCAGCAAGGCGTGCCGCAAGCGCGTCGTTGGCGCCGCGAAGCCGCTCATTCTCGGCCATTACCGGGGCCATCGCCTTCGCGATCAGCGCCTGAGTGCCGGCCAGCATCGCTTCCGCGAGCCGGTCAACATCAAGAGACATGCAGCGCCTCCGCATACTTGAACCGGATCGCTGCGATGGCGCGTTCGGTGTCGTCAGGCTCTGGCGCGGGCAACGCGGGCGGCGGCTCAGGCTGGCTGATCTGCTCGCCAAGCGCGGCGCGGCTCGCCAGGTCCTCGAGCGACCAGTTCTGCTCCTGCATGAAAGGCGCATCGCCGCCCTTTGCAGGCGGCAGCGCAAATTTGCGGCGCGCCTCGTTCGGGGCCATCACACCCGCGCCCACCAGCGTCTTGGCGACCTCGGCCAGCGCCGCGCCGTCCATCCGCAGCAGATCGTCAAGATCGAACTCGGCGCCCTTCGGAGCCTTGATCTCCAAGCCCTCGTCGAGAAGCGCCTCGATCTGCTCGATGTGAATCTGCAGGCACTGCGAGTAGTAGACCTCGCGCAGCGTCTGCGCGTTGTTGTTCAGCGGGGCCTGCCCGACGCCGACCAGGTAGGCCGGCACGCCGAAGCAGCCGCAAATGGTCTCTGCCGACCACTTCAATTGCTCGATCAGCTGCGCGTCGACGCTGCTCATCATCATCGGAGCATAGCTCAGGCCGTCGCCCAGGACCGCGATCTTGCCCGTGTTCTGCCCGGAGAACTCAGCTTCCCAATACGCCTTCAACCGTTCGGCCGTCGCCTGCTCGATCTCGCCCGGTGCGGTCAGGACGCCGCTCGGCCGCGCGCCGTTGCCGAAGAACTGCGCCGAGCTGTTCTGGATGCGCTGCGCCTGCGTCGCCGCGAGCCCGGCCGCGTAGATGGGCGAGAGCCCGACCAGCGGGTGAAACAGCGCGTTCATCCGGTCGTGGATGATCTCCCGCGCGGGCACGACGATCTGCGTCTGCTGGATATCGGCCAGATGGTCCTGCGAAAGCTCGTAGAACACGTCGCCGTTTTCGGAGACCAGCACCTTCACCCGGCTCGGGTTCAGCACGTAGAGGCCCACCACGACGCCGCGCGCGTCCCTCACCTTGAGCACGTAGGCGTTGCCGAACGCGAGCTTGCTCATCATCCACGACGCGATGAACTCGATCCGCGTCTGGAAGTGGTTCGGTTTCCTGAGCACCGGCGAGTATGCCGGGCTCTCGGTCTCGACCCAGATCGCGGCGGCCTTGTCGAGCTCGACCAACCGCAGTCGCAGCTTGGCGATGTCCGTCGCGATCCGGCTGATGCACGAGAACACGGTCGGGTTCGCCAGAACGTCGGCCTGCCGCACCTCGATGTTGCGCTGCCAATTCCCCGGTGCCGCCTCGCTGATGACCCTCCACCAGCCGCCCGACGACGGAACAGGCGACAGCGCCTTTTCCTCGCGCGTCCGGGTGATGGTCAGGCCGAAAAGGCGCATCAGTAGGCCGCCACGATCCCGGTCGCTGTCGTGCCGGTCGCCCGGACACGCCGAAACCGTCCGGGCAGCCAGCCGCCCGGAACCAGGGCGACCGTAACGGCGTCAGTGTCGTGCGCGCCGATCACGCTCGCACTACCCGCGACAAGGCACGTCAGCGCGCCGCACTCCCGCTCCGGGAGGTCGGAGCCATCGGACGGCGTGACGCTACGGAACTGCCCCGGAGGCGATCCCGACTGCGGGTTGCGCGGAACCTTCAGAGCCATCGTGCATCCTTCCGCACCAGATGATTTCGGCAAAGCCGTGCATTCGGGCCGCAGCCTCGGCCTCGCGCTCGTCAGAGACGGTCTCGCGGATCGGGCCGGGCCAATGCGCCGCCGCCTCGGGCAGCGCGATCACCGCGTCAGTCGGGCCTGCCGCCGCAACGTCTCGCCACAGCGTCGGGCCCGCGCTCAGGATCAGGCATCGCCCGCCCTCATCGCCGCGGTAGTGATCCGTCACCCAGCCGCTCAGTCCGACCAGGCCCCAAGGCTTCGGCTGGCCGGGAAAGAACATGACGCGCAAATCGTCGTTGTAGCGGCTGCCCCACCACGCGACGCCATCGGCCGCCGTCCACGTCGCCTCGCCCCAACCCAGGACATGGCTTAGCCAGCTCTGATCCGAGCCAAGAAACCGCGCCCCCGCGACGATCGCCTCGGCCTCGCTGAAACGCTCGTATACCTGCGGCCTCGCCCCGGCCGTCAGCATCTGCATCGACCCGTTGTAGGGCCGCGCCGCATTTGTGCCCGCGTAGAGCACCACGTCCTCGGGCCGGTCCAGTAGCGAATCGAGCGAGCCCGCGATGACGCAATCCACGTCCATCGAGACGATCCGCTCGCCGCCGAACACCTCGGCCGCGTCGCGACGCCAGAGCGCCAGCCGGCGGAAGCAGTTGGGCAGCGGGCCGCTCCACGTCGGCGTTTCGATGCCCACGAAGTCCCCAGGCGGTGCTATGATCTCCACGCTGGGGTCGATGCCCAATGGCGTGTCGGTCACGCAGGCGAGAGTGTGGGGTAAGGTCAGGTGACGACGCACTTGCGCCGCGAAGATGTTAACGTGTCCGGCCGTGTAGGCGGTCCTGCCGCCGGGTTGTGACCACAACCAACAGAGGATGCGCAGGGTCAAGGCTGACCGCCTAGCGCCTCGACCATCCCGCGCAACTCGACCATGCGCGCATTCATCGCTTTTCCATAGGAGAACCCGGCCCACGCCAGATCCTGAAACAGCCGCCGCTGCGGCTCTGGCAGCGCCTCGGCCTGCCGGTGAATCTCGCGCATCGTCTCGCAGATCGTCAGCCGCCCCGACCGATGCTGCGGGTTGATCTGGTATTTCCGCTGCGGACGCATGGCGAACGTCGCCTCGGCGAAGGTCATGCCCGCAGGCACGTCGCCCAGGTTGGTGACCATACGCTCGCTCGCGTGAGCCATGCTCAGGAGGCCGCCTCGGCTTCCTCGATCCGCTTCGCCAGCGTCGCGTCGCTCCACCGCTTGTCCAGCGTGAGCCCGACCGACTTCGCGCGCTCGAGCAGCGCGTCACGCGGCGTCACGACGAGACCGGCAGGCGGCGGCGGCACGACGGCAGGCTCGCGCTCGGCATAGCGAACCGCACGGCCAAGAGCGATCAGCACCTTCGCATCGCGCGCGCCGATATCGAAAACGTCGCCGGCGCGGATCGCCCGCGTGCTGTAACGGAACGACTTGATCGCGGTCAGCCGTTTCTTCATCGCGCGTATCCTTCCGCGTGGTGGACGGGGCGGCCGAAACCGCCCCGCTCAGGATCAGGAGGCGCCGATGCCCCAGGTCACGCCGGTGATCAGCGCGACCGCGGTCGGGCGGCGACGCATCCAGTTGACGGTGCGCTCGGCCAGGAAACCGACCGAGTTCGTCTGCCAGAGCGAGACGAGATCGGTCGCCACCGGCGTCGCCGACACGGTGTCGTTGGTCGGGTTGTCCATCATCTGAAGCGACGCCTCGGTGGAGATGTCGATCGTCACGCCGCCCTCGTCGCCGACGTAGATGTCCGCGGCGTTGATCAGCGCGACATACTCGCCGACATACTGCGAGGTGATGACCGGCAGGCCGAAGAAGACGCCGCCGTTCATCGTCAGGCCCGGATACTCCTTCTGGCCGAGGGCGTTCTTCAGCCCGGACAGATAGAGCGCCGTCAGCGCCGACATGACCCACACGCCGGAGCTGAGGTCGTTGTTCGCGGCGATGAACTTGCCGATGGCCGCCTGCGCGTCGGCGTCGATCGCGTCGATGTCCTGACCGCCCGAGGCGAACGCATTGCCGCTCAGGCCGTTGGTGATCGACGCCGGGGAGACGCCCGCCGAGCCCGAGTTGGTCGGGTCGATGAACGACTGGTCCTGCCGCTTGGCGATGGCGTTCACCAGGCTGTCGCGGATCAGCGCCTCGCCCGAGGGCGAACTGTCGCGAAGCTGCTCCATGGTCGCCACGGAGATCGTCGCCACCTTCAGCGGCGCCATCTCGGTGCGGATCCAGCTCGCCTTGGTCAGCGGCTTGGGCTTGCCCTCGCCGACCCAGTAGGCCGCGCTCTCGGTCGCCTCGGTGATCAGCGGGACGCGGAACGGGATGCGGGTCACGCCCGGAATGCCGTTCTGCCCGAACCGGCCGAGGATCGTGCGGGGGCGCAGGTACTCGACGAAATCAGCCCAGCCGCCCTCGTTGCCGATCAGCGCCGCGTCGGTCGTGGTGTTCGACGCGATCACCGCCGCCTTGACCGCCGTGACCATCTTCGGGTCACGCTCGCCGTACAGCTCGGTCGCGATCGCCACCGGGTCGCGGTGCGACTTGTGGGCGATGCCGAGGCACTTCGCGAAGCGCGCGAAGCGGATGCCCGCCTCGGGCTCGGGCGCCTTCACCGACACGGGAGCGCGACCATCGGCCCCGGCCACGTTGCGCGGGTCGGCCCGGACGTCCTTCGCGGTCTCGACCGCCGCCTTCTGCAGCACCTTCAGCCGCTTGATGTGGCCGTCGATCTGCTCGATCTCGGTCTCGAGAGCGTCGAACGCTTCCTGATCCGCCGAATCCAGGGTCTCGCCCTCGTTCGACTTCGCCATGATCTCGGCCATGTCGGCCGACTTCTGCTCGCGGGTCGACTGCCACTCGGCAATCTGATCCGCCGTGGATTTCTTCGCCATCGTCTGTCCTTTCGTGACGACAGGTTTCTTTCGGTCGCCAGACGCGGCGGGGGTGGCCTTCGCCTCGGAGCGGCCAGACGCGGCCCTCTGCTCGGAGACGATGGATTTCTGTTCGGTCAGGACGCCGCGAGCCTCGCGGTCGATCGCCTTGACCGTGTGAATGATCGCCCGCGCGTTCGCGGGGACGCTCACGGTGCTGAGCTCGACGATCTCGACCTCGTCGAAGTCGATACCGCCGTCCTGGCGGTGCGCATGCTTCATCGAGCGGAAGCCGATGCTGACCGCACGCACGAGCCCGTGCTTCAGCTCGCCCCAAGCCGTGTCGACGCGGTCCTTCAGCGGGCCGGGCTCGTCGATAACGGGGATTTCCGCCTCGAACTCGATGCCCTTGGCGGTCGGCTTCTTGAACGTCACGCGCCCGATCGGCCGGTCGCTGTCATGCTGATGCAGCAGAACGAGAGGGTTCGCGAACTTCGCGCCCAGCGGGTTGATCGTGTCGAGCATGCGGTCCGGTTCGGGAGTCGTCGCCCAGCCAGAAAACACACGCTTGCTGTCATCGAGGCTCTTAACCTCGATGAGCGAATACGCTCGGTTCATAGGGTATCCTTTCGGCCTAGCCGAAGACCAGCAGCTGGAATTTCTTCGGGGACGCTGTGTCGCCCGCCCAGGTTCCGGCGACGCTGTCCGCCATCGCGAGCGCCACCATGCCGTCGATCCGGCCGCGCGAGCGCGACTTGTCGAGCTTGCGGTTGCCGGACGGATCAGACTTCACCGTCGCATTGCCGGCGCACATCGAAAGCACCGGGTGATTGCCGTGAACGATCGTCCTGCCCAGCAGCTTCGATTCCAGCGCCAACAGCGCCGGGCTCATGCTCTGGAACCCCTGCCCGAACGGCTCGAACAGCGCGTCGTCGCCCTCTAGCTGATCGTCCGTGAAGCCTGCGTCGGCCAGTAGCGGCTTCAGATGCCGGTAGCCCCAGCGGTCGAACGCGATCTTGCGCACGTCGTGCTCATCGCAGAACCCGCGCAGGAACGCCGCCACGAAGCGATAGTCGATGGCCGGCCCCGGCGTCGTCTCCAGCCAGCCATCGCGCGCCCAGACGTCATACGGCACCCGGTCGGCTCGGGCCTTCTCGCGCAAGCCCTTCTCGGGAAGCCAGAACGTCGGCCGCACATGCCACTCGTCGCCGATCGGCGCCAGCGCGACGAACGCCGTCAGGTCCGACACGCTCGACAGGTCAAGGCCGCAGAACACTGGCCGGCCGTCGAACTCAGAGACCGGGCCGCCGCAAGCCTGCCAGATGGATTTCGAGACGAACGGCGCCGAAGCGTCGATCCGCTGATTGAGGAATAGCTGCCGCGCTCGAGCCTCCGCGCTCGGCAAACGCGACGCCTGCTTCATTTCCTCTTCGAGATCGCGTCTGGACCGGAACAGGCCAAGCGCGGGATTGGCGGCTTCCCAAGCCTTCTCGTCCAGTAGGTCACATTCTTCGGGCGCTGCGTAGACGTGGCACACCGTCGCCGGGTCTTGCGACACAATCGCATCATCGATCATGACCGACATGAAGTCGGCGTCGCTTGGAGCCTGCGTCGAGATCACGAACAGGACCGCTTCGTCGTAAGCGCCTTGGCTGGTGATGATCGCGTCGAAGAACTCGTCGCTCGGGCCTTTCACCTGTCCGGCCTCGTCGAGGATGGCGACCACGTAACTGCCGCCGTGCGCCGTAGCTCCCTCCGCCGAAAGCGCCTCGTATTCCACGTTCATGAGAAGCCCGACCAGCTTCTTGCTGGACGGAACGACCCGGATCACCTTCCGCAGATCAGGCGAAAGCATCGCCATCTTGCTTGCGTAGTTGAACACCTCAGCCGCCTGCTTGCGCGAACGCGCGCCTGACGCAATCCGGCTATTCTGCCGCGCCTCTGGGCCAACCGTGTGGATCAGCACCATCATCGAGATCGTCGCAGTCTTTGCGTTCTTCCTAGCCATCGACGCGACGGCGCGGCGGGTTAGAACGTCGTTGTCATAGACTGAGTAAAAGAACGCCTCCTGGAAGGCCGCGAGCCGCACCGACTGGCCGACAAGATCGCCCTCCGGCACCCGAAGATACTTTTCGCAGAAGGCCATGTTCCGCTCGGCGCGCGTCCACGCCCGCGACGGCATCGACCGCCAGTCCCTCATTCGCGGTATGGGGCCGCATTTGATCGCGGCCCTCACATTGTCAGGGAGCAAGACTAGATCGGCCGCGCCAGAAGATCGTCGCCCGCCCCGTCCACATCCGCCTCGATCCCCTTCGCCCCGCCCCGGCGCTTGGCGACATCCCGCGCTTCGCCTTCCTGCGCGCGCGCGTGCAGCGACAAAGACCGACGACCAGCATTGATCGACCCGGCAAGGGTCTGGACTACCGTCCGAAGCGGGTTGACCGCCAGGTGTCCTTTCGGCGTCGTCACGACCTCGCTTTCGAGACGAAGCATCCGCTGCGCCTTCTCCCGGTCGGCCATGTCCCGCGCCAGCATCGCCGCCAACTCGAGCTGATGCGCCGTCCACTCCGAACGCGCGAACTCGGCAAGCACGCTCGCGAAGAACGGCAGGTCGCCGGCGTCCAGCGGGACGTTGCTCGGCGGCTCAATCGGCCGGGCCGCAGCCTGCGCCACCCGCACCGCCTCGGCCGTGCTGTCGATCCGCAGTTTCCGCGTCATCAAGCGATTCCTGTGTTAGCAATAGATTTGACTGAACGCGCCGGTTTCCTGTTCGAGCGGCCTCAAATCGAAAACCGCCCCCCGCCCCGTCACTCGACAGGCCAGCGCATCACTTGGGCCCAAACTTGCCTCTCGGCTCAGTCATAGCCCTCTCTATGGGCCACAGCCGGAGCCTGCGCTTCATACTGTTGGGGTGAATCCCGAACCGGTCGGCCCAATCACCCACGGGCAAGGTCTCGCCGTCCCAGGTAACGAGGCTAGACCTGTTCTCCCTTGCCCAGCGTTTCATCTTCCACGAGCCGCGCTGCTGATTGCAGGTCGCGCAAGATGCAGCGAGATTTTTCGCCTCGTTGTTTGTCTTGTCGTCGTCTAGGTGGTCGACGTGCATGTCGCCCCACGCCACCACAGCGCCGCACCAGTGGCAGGAGAACGGCCCCTCTCCATGCAGGTCGTAGTAGACCTGCCTATGCTCGTAGCCCCGGTATCCTCGGGACATTGGGTGGCCCGGATTGGCGCGGAGAACATACCCATGTGAGTGCGCTATCGTGCGCGGCCTGACCTTTGGTCCAACGTATCCGTTGCGCCGCACCTGATAATAGTGCTTCTCGCACATACTCGCCGTCGCTGTGCGGGTCGCCCGACCGCAGCCGTCGACATTGCAGACAGTCGCTCGCGCACGTAAAGTCGGCTTAGCCATTGCTTGACCCTCCTACGGTCAACTTGGTCAGGGCCGGATACGGTGGTGGAACACCTATTCGGCCCGCTAAACTTACAGCATCAGTCCTCTATAGGCCAGCCGTCTAGGGATATTTTGGGCCTTGACGGCCGCCATCCGAAATCGCGTCGCGTTTTTTTGTCGTGACATGACTGACACAAGTTCTGGATATTAGGACTGCGCACCAGCCCGTCCTCGATGCCGCCCTTGTCCAGCGGGACGATGTGGTCGGGCACGGTTGCGGCAGTGACACGGCCTCGGGCTGCGCAGTCTCGGCACAGCGGCTCGGCCTCAAGGCGACGGCGGCGCAACTCGACGGCTCGCCTGCCCCGGATGCGCTCGCTAGGCAGGCGCGCCACAGCTACCGCAGCGAGAGCCGGCGGCGCGTGTCGTGCCGCAGTAAGCGCAGGACTTGGCGATATGGGCTGCCGGGCCCCGGTTGGTCACCCAGCAGTCGGCGATCTTGATCGCGCTCACCGCCCTCGGCGGCGTAGGCGCTCCGTCAGGCGGCGATGCGGGCATGACGCTCACCGGCTGCCGTACTCCATAGCCCATGCGTTCACCACAATCGCTTCCCCGCATGCTTGCCGCCAAGGATCACCCCGGAAGAGGCGAGGACGGCTTGCCTGACCCGATCGAGCGCATCGTCCAGGCTATCGGCGCCGCCGCTCCTGCACGTTGCTGCCCAGGACCCCCACGCCCATGAACGGGGCGGCGGCTGGTTGACGGCATAGTAGACGCGGCCGACCTCGTTCCCGTTGCAGAGGACGACCCAGTCATCTGGGATGATTTCCCCCGTCGATCGCGGTCGGGCGTCTGGTCCAGCGCATGCCGGAACATTAGCGGAACTTCCGAGGATCTGGAAGGCTCAGTGGTCGCGATGCGCCGCAAGCGCCCTGCGCTCCTGCGCGGTGATGTCGCCCCAATATCGACGGGGGTTGCCGCAGGAACGGCACGAGCAGACGGCCAGATGGTTCGCCTGCTTGGCCTGCTGATCGTGCGGGTAGACCTTGCGGGCCTTCGCCTTCATGCGGGCAAGGTCGTGGCGGCGCTGTGCTCGGTTGTGCATGGCTGGCGTCCTTTACCAGAGGGCTGGGACGCGAAAACCCGCGGGATTTCTCCGGCGGGCGCAATTCGTTTCGTTGACAATGGCGGAAATGGACGCCCGCATCAAGCACTTTCTCACCCGCCTTTGCGCTCTGCCGCCGTTGTCGCTGTTGACTACAGGTGTAGCCATGTGCTACATATAAGACATGAAACGGATCGCTTACACCAAGGCCTCGCTGAAAGCCCTCCGCCGCATGCCGGCGAACACGGCGAAGCTGATCGTCGCCAAGATCGACCAGTACGCTTCCGACCCGGCCTCTCTGGCGAACAAGGTCACCAAGCTTCAGGGGCGCGACGGCATTCGCCTGCGTGTCGGTGAGTTCCGGGTCATCATGACCGATGCGGGCGAAGTGTTGGACGTGATCGACATTGGCCCGCGCGGCGGGGTTTACGACTGACAAAAGGAGAACGCCATGTCCGACACTGTGACCATCTCTCGCGCCGAGTACGAGGCTCTGCTTGCCGCCCGTGACGCTCCCGCGGATATCGAGGCGTTCGACCGCGCGATGGCCCGCCTTGCGTCCGGCGATGATGAGCTCGTCCCGGCCGACGTTGTGAAGCGCATCCTGGATGGCGAGAGCCCTGTCCGCGCCTTCCGCGAGCTTCGCGGCATGAGCGGCGCGGCCCTTGCTGCCGCCTCCGGCGTTAACCGCATCCAAGTTCTGGACATCGAGAGTGGCCGCCGACAGGGCTCGGTCGCGACCATGAAGAGACTGGCCGCTGCGCTTGGGGTCGCAGTCGATGACCTGGTCTGATCACGGCCTAGCTCGCCTTCCCGAACTCCCAGCCCATGCGCTTGGCAATGTGACGCAGCGCGTGGGGGAGCGGGCCGGCGACCTCGGCGTCATTGATGACGACGGCCATGATCAACCCCTGGAAGCCGCGCTCGTCCTTGCTCGGGGCTTGCATGGCGTTGAGCAGATCGCACCAGCGGCGGCGCGCGTCATGGGCGCGCTCTTCCTCGCTGCGGAGATCGACCGTGCGCTTGGAGACGTCGATGGCCGCATCGCCCGTTAGCGTATCGGTGGACACGGGCAGGGAGGCGGTTGCCCCATAGTCGGCCGGAGCGTTGATGGCGGTCAGGTACGCGCGGCGAGTGGCGCGGATAGCGCTGATCACCTGCCACAGCTCGGCGACGTCGTCCTCGCCGGCGATGCGGCGGCCGGCGATGCACCCTGCCCACGGCTGGCGGACGTAGTCGGCGGCGGCGGCGAGCACCTTGTCGGCGGCGGCCTTGCCGAGAGTGCGGCGGATGACGTCGGGGTCCATGCCGGCCTGGCGGCAGCGGGCTTCGATGGCGGGTTTCATCGCCTTGTCCTTTCGCTCGATGGTGGCCTCGGGGTTGCGGCTGACGCGCCCGCTGGGCTCGCGGACGACGCCTTCCTTGGGCGGGCGGCCACGGCGCTTGGCTTCGCGCTTCGCGCCTTTGGTGCGGGCCTTTGTCATTTCGCGTCCTTGATGCTGGGGCGGGATGGGGCGGGAGCGATCAGGACGCGATACTTGATGATGGGCGACGCGCGATCGTTGAAGCACACCGGGCGCCGCCACCAGAAAGCGCCCCGCTCTCGCCATCGCCAGTGCGGCCCGAAATCCTTTGCCGTGCCGACCTCGATCGAGCCGTCATACGCCTGCACCAGCACGACGGCTTCATCGCTCGGGACGTTCACGCCGTCGTGGTGCACCCATGGGCCGAAGTTAGGAACGGTGGGCTTGGTCATGCGGTATTCCTCTTGCGTGCGCCACGGACGTCGTTGACGAGCGCGCTCCGGCCGTGCCCGCCGCCTGCGTACATGCGGGCGATCAGATCGCGGGCCTTGGCGGGGTCGGAGAGGGCGGCCGTGACCTTGGCGGAGACGGCATCCGGGTCCACCCCGGCGCAGGCGCAGGCCAGGCGGAAGTCACGGCCCGGATGACGGAACCACCGCACGGCGGACAGGTGCGCACGGCGGCTTTCGATGTCGGTCGCCGGGGCGAGGGCGTCGATGATGGCCTGGTTGATCACGGCGGACCAGAGGGCGCGCTCGGGACTCACGGCTGGTCGCCCTCGATCAGCTCGATCTCGTCAGGGCGAAACGTGCGCTCGTAGCCCTCCGGCCACTTTGGCGGGCGCGCCGTGTCGAAGCGGAGGAGCCACGATGGCGAACCGTACGGCCAACTCCCCGACCGAAGGATTGTGGCTTTGCGCCCCCTCTCTGCCCATCCGCGGAGAGGCTGGATGTAGCCATCCGCCAACTCACGGCGGATGCGAACTCGATCTCCGACTTTGAAGCTCACGGCTGCTCTCCCTGCGCGAAATCGGGATAGTCTCCTGGGCGCTCGAGTTGCTTGCGGCACGGGCCGAGCCAGTCGAAGCGCACGCCGGGCTCGCCCTTGATCCAGACGAGCCAGCAATAGGCGGTGGCGGTCGACCCTGTGGCCGTCAGCCGCCCCTTGTGCATCGGCACGCGCTCTGTGAACTGCAGAACCCAGCTCGGCGGATTGCGTGAGAACAGGTCGCGGTAGCGGCCGACGCTCTCGAGGAAAGAGGTTCGCACCAGAACGGCGACGCCTTCCTCGGCGGCCTCGCAGGCCCGCGCAACGAACTCTTCGGCCAGCCGGAAGGGTGGATTGGTGATGATCCACTGGGGGCGGCCGGCCCAGCCACGCGCGCCGGGGAGCAGGAAATCATCTACCCGACCGAACCCGTAGTCATGCACGTCGCTCGCCAGCACGTCCTGGAAAAACTCGCCCAGCGGCCGCGCCATGTCGCCGGCGCCGCAGGCGGGCTCCCACACCGTCCGCACGTCGAGCTGACAGCGGCGATCGAGCCAGCCGCAGAGCGCCCGTGTCGCCCAGGGCGGGGTGGGGAAGAAATCCAGGCTGTCGTGGGGCTCCGCCCTGCGGTTCATGACCGCCGTCGACCTATTCTGCATGATGCGACCACCTGTCATTCCGCTCTCCGTCCGCGAAATCGGGATATGCCTCAGCGCCACGGAGCGGGCCGTACACGGCGATCTCGGGTTTGGGGCTGTCGGATACCGGACCGGACGCAGATGGCGCTGTGGCGGGCTCCTGCGCGGCGCTAGGCAGCCCCGGGAGCCCGCGCGCCTCCCGGACGCTGTTTGCCGATGCCCGACCAGCCCGCACCGGCCCCAGATCGAACGGCGGCCATTCACGGTCCCGATCTGCGGCAACCGCCCGCGCCTCGTCGCGCTGCCGACGAAGCTTGTCGGCCCTGCGCTTGGCCTTCGCGAGCTTGCGCCAGAGGCGGGCGATTTCGGCGTCCCATTCGGCAAACGAAAACGACCTGTTCTCGCGGTCCATGGCCATCATGCGCCCTCCAGTTCACGATGCGGGTTGCAGGCTTTGAGCAGCGCCTCGGCGGCGCGATACTGGCGGACGCGATAGCGCATCACGTCCTGCGGCTCGGGGTCGCGCATGGCCCACGCCCAGAGGTTGACGCCAGGCATCCGGCCGACGCGGGGCGGGGTGCGGACCGTCCCCGCGGCCCACGTCTTGATCTGGCCGTCGCGGTCCTGGCCCTGGACGAGGGTTCCGGTCGGGACAGGCTGGCCAAGGCCGTCATGGGCGACCCACGGGCCGAAGTCGGCATCGCCGCTCACGGCCGTTCCTCCGCGGTCGCGGGGCGCAGGACGTAGAGCTGGCCGTCGATGGTCGTGAAGCCGCGCTCGGCGATTGCGCTGTCCATCCGAATTTGGGCCGACGCGGCGAGCATGACCCCGAACACCATCCCGATCAGAATCCCGCTGCCCAGACCAATGACCCCCTCCATCACCGCGCCCTCTCCGCGATCCACCGCAGCGCGGCCCTGATGGCGTGGTCGGGCAGCGGTTCCCGCGTCGCGCCCCAGCGCAGGCCCAGCTTGTCCGCCTGCCGCTCGGTCGCACCGCTCGTCCGGCCGGGGAGATGCGCCGCGATCTGCCGCGCAGGCGCGCCCAGGTCATGCAGCTCGCGCAAGATGGCGTTCTCGCGCTCTGACCATGCCGTGCGGGCGCGCGACTCGTCGGACGGGATGCTCTGACGCGCGGGGACGTGCGAGATGGCGACCGCCGTGCGCGGCCGGCCGGACAGCGGGATGGAGCGCAGGCCGGTCCATTCCGGAGCGGCGCGGCACTCGTCGGCGGTGAGGATGCGGAGGGCGGGCATTAGAAGGGCTCCTCGGTTTCTGGATCGGCGGTGAGGCCGAAGTCGATCGGATCGTTCGGCGGCTCGCTGGAGCGGCTGGATCGCGTCTTGCCGATGCGGACGATCTCGGCGCCGGGGAACGCGTCCTTGACCGGGGCGATCTTCGCGTCGAGATCGCGCAGGGCGAGGCTGACTTCGCGGAGCGTGTAGCAGCGCAGCCCCGGCCGGGTCCGCTCCACGATGGGCCAGTCGGCGTCGTCGAGCAGGACGCCGAAGCGATGGCCGTCGATCTCGGCCTCGACGACGCGGCCATCCGGCGGGACGTGGCCGATCTGGCGCGCCTCGGCGTCCATCGCGTCGAAGCCGCGGATGCAGACGGCCGCCATGTGCGCGACCTGGGCGACGTCGTTCGCGTCGAGCGCAGCGTTGAGCCGGGCGATGGCCGATCCGAACTTCCGCGCCGTCTCGGGGCTGACGAGTTCGGGCAGCCGGTCCGCGCCCCATGTCTCGTCAGCAAGCCGGGCGCGGCGGTCGAACGGGGCGACGGCGTAGCTGGCCGCCATTTCCTCCGGCGACGTCTTCGGCGCGAGGATGCGGTCGTGGCGGGGGCGGCGCTTGGGGGCGGTCATGGCCGGACCCTCGCCTCGAAGTCCGCCTTTCTACGGACCATGTCCTCACGGCCGTCAATGACGCGCCCGGCGCCGTGTTCGTGTTGCAGCTTCGGCAGCGCAGCCCAGGCGCGCCGCGCGGACGTCGCCCGCGCAACCTCGACCGGGGCGAGCCCGTCTCCCGTAAGCGTGATGCGCCAGTCGCGGTATCCGGGGTGCGTGACCACTAGCGACCGCATCAGACCGCCCTCCGGCAATCTGTCGCATTTGTCGTACACGTACGCGCGGGGAGAGAGAAAAAGGAGGAGAGCCCTTTATAAACTCTAAATCTCGTACGCGTGTACGACATTTGCGACAGATTGCCCGGAAGTGTCGCATTTGTCGTAGGAGCGCCCTTACGACATTTGCGACAGATCGCAACCCAAGCGCGATCTGGCGCGCCGGCCGCAACCAATCCGCGATCTCTTACGACATTTGCGACAAATGCCGAAACTGTCGCAAATGTCGTAAGGAAACCCGTGTTTTCGTCAGAGGGCATGACCAGCCTTTCCTGCTGCGATTTGCCTTGCCGCCTCAGCCCGCCTCGCCGCTTCGGACGCGCCGCGTTCGGCGAACAGGCGGTGCACCTCGGGGTTCACGACCCATACCGGCGCGGCGTTCACGCGCGTCGATGTGGGCTGCGGCGATACCCAGCCGAGGGCTTCGAGCTGCTCGAACAGCTTCACGATCTCGGGCCGCGTGAGCTTCCGCATCGCGCCGTCACCGCGCACGACGTCTCGCGCCGAGACCGTCTCCAGCTTGTGCGAGAGGATGTATCCGGCGAGCGATTTGAGCCGGTCGTGGTCGTCGCTGAGGTTCAGCACGCCGTTGTAGAAGGCCAGGGCATGTCGCAGCAGGAACCCGTGCAGGAAGTCGGCAGCGCGCCGGGCCGTGTCCTCCGCCACCATCGTCGGCAGGAAGCCGGCATGGGCGTGCTCGGCGGCGTGGAACGTCACGCAGAGCCGGGCGAACAGGCCGTCGTACTTGCCGACGTGGGCGGCCAGCTTGCGACTGACGCACTCAACCGCCATCAACCCGAGGTGCTTTTCCTCGAGTTCGCGTCGTATGCGCTGCGCCCCTTCGGAGAAGATCAGGCGCGCCTTGTAGCCGACGTCGATGAAGCCGGGCGGGCGATCCACCTCGGCCCGCGTCAGGGCCGTCACAAGCTCGCTGTAGGCCCGTGCTGCGTCGGTCAGCGGGGCGTCCTCGCTGCCGAGGCGAGCCGGGCGCAGGACGATCGGAAACAGCCGTTGAATCAGGCCGTCGTCGTTGGCGTCGGCGACGATGCTGCGGATTGGTTCGGGCTGGATGCCGCCCAGCACGCAGGCGCTGAGGTTGTTGATCATGCCGGCGCCGCGGCCGACGCGGTTGACGGCGTAGACGCCGCCGTTGAACGCCTGGAGCCAGAAGCTGCGATCCCTACCCTTGCCGTTGGTATAGCGGTCCATGCCGCCGAACCAGCCCGACAGCTCGTCCTGCACGACCAACAGCCCGTCAGGGCTGTCCGCCATGACCTCCTGCGCCGCCTCTATCGTCGTGTCCTCGAGCCGCTTGCGGACCTGTCTCGGGCGTTCGGCTCCGGCCTTCTCGTCCTTCTTCAGCGCGTCGTAGTCGGCTTTCTTGCGGATGAAGTCGCGGTACAGGTTGGCGTCGATGGCGCGCAGCGGGCGCTCGGCCGCGCTGAGCATCGGTGACTTCTTCGTTGACGGGTCACCGACGAGCGCGACCCACAGCCGGGCGCTTTCGTGCCATTCGTCATACCGCTTGACCCGGATCTTGACGTCATCGGGGATGGCGGCGGCGCAGACGCACAGGGCCGCCGCGGCGAGCCCGCCGGGGTCTGCGCCCATCTGCTCGCCCTGGATGAAGGCGAAATCCTCGATCACCTTCGGCAGTAGCCCGCGCGGCAGCGTCGGCGCGGGGAATACGCCCCAGATGTCGACGGGCGATAGGTCGCGGCCGGGCTCGGCCGTGTCCTCTGCTGCGCCGCTGCTGCCGTCCTCGGCGGCCTTGGCGCTGGCCTCGGCCTCCCGCTTTTCGTGCTCGTACGGGTCGCGTCCGCCGGGGCGGTAGTACTTGCTGTAGGCGCTGTCGACGAGCCCTTCGATATTGTGGTCCCAGACGGGGCAATGCAGTCGGACGACTGCTTCGCAGAAGGCGCGTGGGACGCCGGCCCCGGCCATCGCCGCGGTGATGCCGCGCACGCCGTAGTGCTTCTCGCCGTCCGTGCTCGCCTGGCGCAGGAAGTCGGCGTATTCCTCGATCGACTTCCCTTCGAAGCCTGTGTCGATGTGGAGCCCTTCGCCGTGATCGTGCCGGCGGCTTCCGCGCTCGACGTGAGGGAACGCGCGGGCCATCTGCTCCGACGACACGCGCGGGCGCTCGTCCTCGGTGAATATGCGCAGCGTCGTCAGTTCGGCGACATAGCCCTTGGCGCGTTTCTTCGGCTTCGGCCAGTTGATCGTTCCAGCGAGACGCATGATGCGCGGCGCGTCGCTGACGTCGTCGGTCTTGAGGGCGCGGGAGATCGAATACTGGATCGCCTCCCATGCCGGGAGGTTCTGCGCTGGCGTCTCCAATTCCCAATAGACATGCGGGCGCTGGCTCGGCTGTGTGCCGGTCATGACGTAGAACGTGCTGCGCGGCGAGATCAGCCGCTTGATGTTGTCGGCGGCTTCGGCGGTGTCGGCGTCAGCCCAATGAAAGAAGCTCGCGACGATGTTCTCTTTCTTCGCGCGCTTGTTCATGGGCGGCATGTTCGCCGCGTCGAGGGGGTTCACGACCGCGTAGGCGTTCATGTGATACTGGTTCATCGCGGCGATGTGCGCCGCGGCCTCGCCGACGTCGGCGGGTGGGTAGTGCCGCACGTCTTTCACCACGGCGGTGTCGTCGTCGGTCAGCAGGACGATCTCGAGCATGACCGACTGGGCGAGTTCGCCCCATCGCCGGGTGATGTGCCGAAGATGCGCTTCGATCTGCTCGACGTCGGGCTGTAGATTGGTCTGAGCCACCATTGCGTCCCCGGCGGTTCTGGTGCGTCGTAGGCGCCGCGGCCCGTAGGCCGCGCCGGGTGTTGTGTGAGAGCTTCAGCCGGTAGGCGGCGCGGTTCTGATCGGCTGCGCCGCCGCTGACCTCAGAACTCGTCGCTGGAGTAAGCCGGTTCCGGCGTGGGCTCGGGCGCGGCGGCCTTGGCCGGCTGCGGCGTGGGGGCCGGCTCGGTCGCGATCTTCGGGGCGTCGGCCTTGAGGCAGTCCGGCCGGGGCACCCACTTCACGATCTCCAGGATCGGGATGTTGGCGGTCCCGTTCGGCAGGTCGCGCTTTTCGACGCTGGTCTGCTTGACGAGCGGCAGGGTGTTGTCGCCCGGATACTGCGCCATGATCTGCTTGGAGAGCTTCGTGAACGCCTCGTACGCGGCGAAGCTGCCCTGCTCCCATGTCGCCGCCCGGCCGCCGCCGATGGCGCAGCGAACGGTGAGGGCGCGCGACCATGCGAAGGCGCCGGAGGGCTTCTTCGACTCGTCGGGACGCGGCGTCGCCTGAGAAATCGACGGGTTCCAGCGGCGCTCCGGGGCCATGCCCTTCGCGCCGTCCTTCTCCCAGCCGAGCTTGAGGCTGTCGAGGTCCATCACGCATCCGGCCTCGAAGGCGGGAACGATGCTCTCGGCCTTCTCGCCGTTGTCGTCCTTGTCGCGCAGCACCCACTTGCGCGGCGCGAAGCCCTTCTCGGCCGAGCCGTTCGAGGTCCATGAAATCCAGGGGCCCTGCGAGCTGTCGCTTGAGCCGGTATCAATCGCAAATCCAGACATTTCAGTCGCTTTCTTCGATGTCGCAGCGCGACGGTTGAGCCGGGGGAGCCGCCCCGGCAGCGGATCAGCGGATGCCCGCGGATGCCTTCCGCCGTGCGATCGCCTCGGATCGGTCGACGGGGAGTTCGGTGGTCAGCTCGGCGTAGGCGACGATGATCTCGTCGAACGCGGCCGGGTCGGTTTGTGCGAGGCGCGTCGCCAGCGGCAGGAACCGCAGGAACGCGGCGCGTGCGGTTTCGAGGATGCGCGGCGTGCGGAGTTCGCCGAGGATGGCGGCGAGCAGCCCCGCGTCGAATTGCTCCTGTGTCGGGTTTGGCGGCAGGGCGTCGAGCACGCCGTCGACGACCGCCTCGGAGCGGTCGATGCGCAGGATGCTGGCGGCGTCCGGGCGCGAGACGCCGGTGTCGATGATGAAGGTCATTCCGCCAACTCCCCCGCCAGCGCCGAGAAGTCGGTCTCGAATTCCCGCGTCGTCAGGGCCGGCGAGCGGTTGTCGTTCAGCGTGCCCTGCTCGCGGGCGTCGATCAGGATCGCGCAGCAGGCCATGACGTGCGCCAGGTGCGACTGGCCGCTCTCGTAGTCGGCGTCTTCGCCGTCGAACCACGCCATCAGGTGGCGCATGGCCGCGTCGTAGTAGACCGTCGAGGACACGTTCTGGACGCGCCAGTTGAACCGGCCGTACTTCGTGGCGCCGAGGCGCATGACGCGGCCGAGCGCCTGCAAGGCGGTCGTCGGCGTGTCGGACATCGGCGGCTTCTGCTCACCGAAAGCCGTCTTGGGGTTGCCGTCTGGATGCCTCATGCCGCCGCTCCTTGCGCTGCAGGCTCGTCACGTAGGACGGTGATCAGCGCGCTCGTCTCGGTGTTCACGAGCGCGAGGAATTGCCGGCCATCGCGGAGCCGGAACCGGAACAGCCGCAGCCCTGAGCGGCTCACGCGCCCGGCGTCCGGAGACACGCGGCCAACGTCCAGAGACATGTTGCCCCATGTCCCGGAGAGCGTCGCAGCCGCCTTCAGGTCGCTACCAGCCGCCTCGAACGCGGCGACCGCGGCCTCGGCGGCGGCGGCCTTCGCCTCGTACTCGTCGACGAGATCGGGCAGGCTGCGAAGCGTTGCGAGATCGCTCATGCCACGCCTCCGCGGCTGGACGTCTCGGCGCCGTAAAGAGCAATGAGAGCGGCTTCCGCTCTTCCATCATCGCGAACCCGCTTGAACATGCTCGCGTGCGCCGGGAACCGCTGCGCCGCGAGCCCGCGCGCTGCGCCCTTGTCCTTGACCAGCCCGAAGTGCCGCTTCCATGAGGCGGGCGTGACGAGCCGCAGCGCATGCCCTCGCGCGGCGACGGCCATGTGGATCGCGCCGACCGTCTGGCCGAAGCGGAACATGCTGCTGACGCCCTGTCCCGGCATGGCGCCAACCTGCTCGACCCACACGTCGCACGTCGGGCATTGCAGCGCCTCGAACAGCGCGCCGTGGAGCAGTTCGGTCTTGCCCTTCGGCCCCGGCGACACGGGCATGTCGGTAATCACGAGCCAGCGTGTCGTCGCGTTGTAATGCGCGATGGCGCCGGTGAAGCCAGGGTCGATCCCGATAGTAATCACGTAGCCACCTCGGCCCGGTCCAGCACCGGCACGCCCTCCGGCCCGCGGTGCGCCGTCGAGCGCGACGCCAGTTCATGCCCCCGCCGCCGCAGCGCCTTGACGCGGTCGTGGATCACTTGCGGCGTGACGCCGAAGGCCCGCCCGAGCTGCCCGGTCGTCCAGCCCTCGCCCCAGAGCGCAACGAGCTGCGCCGCGTCGGCCGGAGAGGTTGCCGACCATACGGCGGGCTTCGCCGGGCGGCTCCTGGCTGCGTGGCCGCCCTGAAACCGCGGCAGGTCTAACCCGGCGCGGCGCATCCGGCTCAGGTCCAGGCTGACGTGCGAGGTGGTCATCCCGAGCCGGCCGGCGATGGCGGCAGGCGCGACGCCCTGCTGCACAAGGCGCAGGATTTCAGCGCGCCGGGCAGCCACATCGGGGCTGGGCTGGCTCTCGCGCGGCGCGGACCGATGGGAATGGGGGTCAGGCTGCATCTGCGGCCTCCGCGATGCGCTCCACGAGATCGATGCGGCGGCCAATCCAGCGCATGCAGTTCACGGCCATGGAATTGCCGAGGGCCTTGTAGCGAGGACCGTCAGCGGCGGACTTTCCGCGGTAGGGAACGACCGTCCAGTCGTCGGGAAATCCCTGCAGGCGCTCGCACTCCCGCGGCGTCAGGCGGCGGACGGCGTAGGCGGTCATGACGGCTGGCTGGCGATTGCCGGCCGTCCCCGCTGCGGCGCCGATTGTCGGCGACACCCCGTCGCAGAGGGATGCGTTGTAGAGATCAACGCCGAGAGCGACGGCCGGCGGATGCGCCCCCGCTGCGAGCGGGTGGCACGGATCGCCCGGCTTCGGGTTGCTGTAGTTGCCGGCGCTGGTGATCTGCGTGGTGTCGAAGGCGATGGCCCCGACACCCATTCCGGCGCGCCCGCCGTTCGGCGTCAGGATCGCGTTGGCCGTGCCGTCCTGCCGGTATTCCAGATACGAGCCGTCGTCCCGGCCGCGAATGGCGAGGGTGTAGGGATGCGGGATGATCGGCGTTCCGCGCCCCGTGCCGTCCTCGCTCGCGTCGAAGCCCTCGCCGCGCAGGGCGTGCGCCACCACGGTCGGCAGGTCCGCCTCGGGAAGCGCGCCCTTGTATTCCCGAGCCGTCAGGGTGCAGGCGGGGTCGTGGGAGAGGATGAGGTTTTCTGCCGTGTCGGCGTCGTTTCGATACCCGCTACCCCGCTGAGAGCCCGCAGCAATGGGGCGGGCAACGCTTTCCCCCGCTTCTCGGCGCGGCGCAGGATGCCCTGACAGGCTTTCGCGCTCAAAAAGAACCGCGGCGGCACGTCGCCAGTCTCCAAGATATCCGACAACGAACACACGGCGTCGGCGCTGGGGGACGGCTCGCTCCAGGCCGTCCACTCGGACGTACTGAGCGTTAAGCACGCGGTAGGCGAACCCATACCCGAGTTCGACCATGCCCCCGAGGATGGCTCCAAAGTCCCGTCCTCCATTCGATGACAGGACGCCGGGGACGTTCTCCCAGACCAGCCAGCGGGGCCGTTTGCGGTCAGCCAGCCTGAGATATTCGAGGGCCAGGTTGCCGCGGTCGTCACCCAATCCTCCACGGAGGCCGGCGACGCTGAACGACTGGCAAGGGGTTCCTCCGACCAGAAGGTCGATTGCGCCGTAGTCGCCGCCGCCGATCGTGGTGAAATCGCCATGGCACGGCACCTCCGGGAAGCGATGCGCAAGCACGGCGCGCGGGAACGGGTCGATCTCGGAGAAGAAGGCCGGGCGCCACCCAAGCGGCTCCCATGCAACGCTGGCGGCTTCTATCCCGCTGCACACGCTGCCATATCGAAAAGCCCCCGACGCGTCCTGAACCGCGCCGGGGGAGTTGGCGCCAGCCGGGAGGATGGCGGCGCGGGCAGTGACCTGTGTCATTCGGCGGTGGCGCTCATTTTGCGACGCCCAACTCATGCTGGCGCATGAAGGAGATCACGCGATCTCGCGTCTTGCGCCGGGGCTCGCGGCCGGCTTCCAAGTCGCTGACAAACGACGGATCGCTCAGGGCCAGCTCACCGAAGCGCGACTTCGGCATGTCGTGTCGGTCGCAGAAGCGGCGCACAGCGCCGACGAGGTCATCGAATGGGGCATGCGTGCTCATGCCCGTTAATGTCTAGGTAATTCCCTAGGGTGTCAATAGGGAAGAACCTAGCAGCGGGTGGCGCTGCGACTCGGTAACATCCTAGGCATGGACATCAACGAGATCGTCGCCGAGAACATCCGCATCCGCTTGGCGGCGAAGCGGCAGACGGTCGGCTGGCTCCAGAACGCGGTGCGTCCGACGTCTTCGGGGATTTACGACTTCTTTAACCCGAACCGACCGAACCGGAGCATGAAGGTCGATATGCTGGCGGAGATCGCTGACAAGCTTAATGCGCCCATCGGTGCATTGCTTGTTCCGCCGGACAGAAGCGAGGCGACAGCCGCGATCCTGCGCATTCTTGACAGTGACGAGCCATTTCAGTCTGAGGCCGTGGGGACGCTTGTCTCAAAGCTGGTCGAGCTTTCCATGCGGATGCAAACACCAGCACAAGGTCCAGTTGACACGCCGGAAGATGATCGAGATCAGCTGTCTTGATGGCTCTGTCCATTCTGCGCCCCCTATTTTTCAGCGCGTATTGGTCGCCATCACGACATCCGGAACAACACATATTCAAGTTAAGCGCCGGGGTAACTTGATGAGAGAATTAGGAAAACGCGGAGATGGGTGACCGCCACGACATACTCCCCCGGCTCCATGCAGCATGGTCGGCGCCGGAGCGGCTGGCGCAGGACGATCTGCGCGACCTGTTGAGCAAGGCCATCACCGAGATAGAGGCGCTGCGGCTCCTGGTCGACAAGGACAAGCTGACCGCGCTCGAGGATGCGGTGAGAGAAAACGCGCCCCGTTGAGGGCTACGCGGAGGTCGTCGCTTGGCAGCACTACCCGCCGACATCGTCAGCAGGATCGCAAGGGCCGAAGATCATGTCCGTGACTTTGAGGCCAGACTGACAGCCTTCCTTGCGAGCGGATGCTACAAAGTCGGAATCAAGAATGACTACGGCCGACGCAAGCGCATCTATTATGCGTCGCATGTCGCGCCCTTTCCGGAAAGCCTTGCAGTTATTGCCGCAGACGCAATGAGCAACCTGCGTGCCGCCCTCGATTACGTCGCATACATGGCCGTGGTTCGGGGGATCGGTGGGGACCCAAGCTGGGTATATTTTCCGATTGCCAGTTCCGCGCAGGGATATGAAACCGCGTGCAGCAGACTGAAAAAGAGTGTTGGGAAGGAGGTCGCCGACACATTCGACGCAGCCGAACCATACCTCGGCGGGAAGGGTGGTGCGCTGTGGCGAATGCAAGAGTTGCACCGTCGGGACAAGCACCGCGGCCTGCTCGGAGCCTACATCGCCAACGGCGGGGTCGTCATCTCCGATCACCTGCGGACGATGGCGGGTCCTGGGTTCGCCGACCTCATTCCTGACTTCTTCCTGCGCGGCCCTGAAGGACCGATAAAGGAGGGCACACATCTCTACATCGAGCCCCTCGACCTGGAAATCCAGACGGATCAGCGCTTCACGTTTACAGTATCGTTCGTAGAACCGTGGCTTACGGGACCAAGAGAACCGGCCCTTACCACGCTGCACGATTTCATTGATTGCGTCAGAAAGACGGTCGACGGGTTTCGTCCCTTCCTCGGGTAGCTGAGCGCCCACCGGGACCCTTGCTGGCGTAGTACCGACCTCGCCCCAGCCCTCCGCTGTATCTTCCGCCATCGCATCCTCCGCTGATCCGCCGGGTGGCGGCTGGGCGAACTATGCACCGGGCCATTTTCCGGGGCTAGGTTTTTCCCTATTGACGTCCTAGGATATTGCCTAGATACTCATCCCATCGCACACGCCGCCGGCCCCGGCCGCGGCCCGCCAGATGGGAGCCAGACGATGCAGCAGATCACCGCCACGTCCGCCTACTACATGGGCCGCAACGACTACTGGGGTGAATTCCCCGCCGAGCCGTCCCGGGCTGGCGCGTTCTCCGCCGACTACCGGCGCGGATACCGCAATGCGCGCGCCGAGGACGGGCTGGATCAGGACATCGAATGGGACAGCGAGGCGGGCGACTAGCCCGCCCCCGGGCGTCAGCGGCCTGAGCCCTTCGGGGCTCTACCCGCGACCCTTCCGGTGGGGGCGCCGGCGCGGACCTCGGTGGGCAGCGGGTGACAGCCGGAGAGACGGCACAGCATCAGCCCGCCAGATGGGAGCCCTCCGAGCCATGCTCTACCCCTTCGCCCTCCTGCTCTGCATCGCCGCCGCAGCGATCGCGATCGCCGTCAGCGCCGAGATCGCCGCCGCCGCGAGGGATGCGTGATGAGCGCCCTCGACGAGTACGCGGTGTTCCGGCATCCGCTCTATCGCCATGTGGAGAACCCCGGCGACTACGGCCGGGCGGCGATCGTCTCGATCCACGGCCCCGCGGATCACTTCCACGCGTTCAAGCGCCAGGGCCCGATCAGCCCCATAAGCAACGCGGCCCGTGTACGCTCGATGAACCTCAACGCGATCGGCATCACCGGCGGGTTCATCGCCGAGGCGCTGGGAGGGGCCGCGTGATGGCCGCTATCCTGCTTGACCCGCTCGTCCAGGTCATCGCCGCTCGCGTGCTCACCTTCGTCGGCCTCGCCGTCGCCCTCGGCGGCCTGATCGCGGCGTGGGAGATGCACGACGAGATCGCCGCCGACGTCTGGCGGCGCATCCGGGATTTCGGGCTGTGACGCCCCGCCCGACGACGACCGCGGACGCTGCGGTGATCTGCGCCTGGCTCCGCGCCAGCCGCCACGCGGACAGCCTCTGGGCTGCGGCGCTGGACGCCGAGACGCCCGAGGCCGCGCGCGAGATGTTCGCGATCGCCGCCATCGAGAAGGAGCGGGCTGGCGAGCTCGCAAGGAGGCTGCCATGACGCACACGTTCAAGAAGGGCGACACCGGCCTGACCCGCGGCGGGGACGAGTACGAGGTGCTCGCGGATGACATGGGCGCCTATGAGCCGCTGGCTGTGAGGGTGCGCAAGTACGTCGACTGGACGCTGCTCAGCTACGTCGCTGGCGGCGAGTTCGTCCCGCTTGTCGGGGAGCACCCGTGCGACCTCATGCCGCCCAAGCCGGCCGAGGTTTCGGCATGACCCGCCCGCCCCGCATCGTGGCCCTGAGCCACTACCGCCCGAGCCTCGGCTACCTCCCGAGCGAGCGCCGCGCCGCGCAGGCCGCCAGCGACGCGCTGGACGAGATCGTGCGCGGCCACGGCCCGCTGGCCCGGAAGGCCGGGGCGGACGCCGCGCGCGTGCTGAGCGCCTGCCTGCACGCAGCCCACATGACCGCCGCGTTCTCGCGGCACGGAGGATGGTGGTGATGACCATTACAGCCGCCCGCATGGAGCGGGCTCTTGATGAGGCGTTCGCCGCGGTCTTTTCCGCCCTCGCCCGCCGGTGCTTCACCTGCGACCAGCCCCTGCGCGACGACGAGGGCGACCCCTGCGACCGGTGCAACGACGCGGCGTACTACCGCGCGCAGGCGGCGGAGGATCGGTGATGACCAAGCCCAAGACGCACATCGTCACCTTCGCCGACCTGACGCTCGAAACCCGCACGGATGGCAAGCCGGTCTACCGCTGGTGGGGAACCGACGGCGACGACCTGATCATCTTCAACGTCCCGGCCGAGCAGACCCGCGGCATCCCGATCGCCGCGTTCGGTGGACCGGGCCGCGACAGCATGACCAAGACGCCCGGCACCGGGCCGATGAAGTTCTACGGTGACGAGCCGCGCGGCAAGCAGGGTGCGCCCTTGGTTGGCGACGACCCGGACGTGTTCGACTTCAACCGCATCGACCTGGGCGCCGGCGACCGTGGCGTCGGCGGCGGCCCGACCGACTACATCCTGCACAAGTCGGACTATGGGCGTTTCGGGGCGGCGGAGATGCGGGCGTTCCGGCCCGATGAGGATCGGCTGATCGCCAACGGCGAGGCGGGGTTCCGCGTCACCGACGTCGATTTCCGGTTCATCGACCGGACCCACGCGACCGAGCGCGAGGGCCTGATCCGCTCGATCACCATCGAGTTCGAGAGCAGCAACCCGCTGGCAGGCAAGTCGACGGCCGAGGTCTGGCTCAACGCCGGGCGCGAGCCGGAGCCCGAGGAATACTGGCTCGACTGGATCGGCGGGACCGGCGCGGCCGGGCGCAAGCTGGACGCGGCGCAGGAGTTCGTCGCGCAGGGCGTCGAAGACGGCTGGCTGGTGATCGCATGAGCGCCCTTGCCGGGCTCCCCGTTCGGCCGCTGTCCCGCCGTGGTGGCGGGCCGGTTGAGGCCGCGCGAACGGGCTACGGGGAGCCCCGCCGGGGCGGGAGATGCCGCAGGATCAACGGAGAAGCGCGATGAGTGAACATGACATCAACGAACTGCGACGCCAGCATGAGGCTGCCCAGTCACGACTACAGGCGGCACGCGTGGCTGCTCGCGAGGCCAGAGAGCGGCTGATAGCGGCCGAGGTTGACAAAAGATCGGCTGAGCTTGCGGCGGCCGGAACGCCTGTGGGGCGGTCCATCGTCATCGTGCATAGACGTTACTCGGCGCCGTCCGAACCGGTGCTTCTGAGCCGTGTGGCGCCACCCGCCTACGGCGACACCACATCCCCAGATCTGATCTTCACTAAGATCAAGAAGGGCGGCACGCCGGGCCGGGCCAGGGCGCGCCTCTACGGCGCCGTAGAGCGCCTTGAGCTCGTCCGCCTGATCGGCGAGCCGGCCGAATGACCGCCGCCATCACGCACCCGCGCGCGCCTGTGCCGCCCGCTCCGCTCGCCATGACCGGCAACGACTGGCTCCGCTGGCACGCGCGCCGCCGCTGGCTGGCGAAGATGCGCGCGGACGGCCCTGTCGCCGCGCCGGTCGGGAGCCTCAAGGCGAGGTTCGCGCAGGACCGCTGCGACGAGATCGAAGCGCGGCTGGGCACACAGCGGGCCGAGGCGCAGGCCGCCGTCGCCCGCCAGCGGCAGGAGGACGGGCATGGCTGACCGGCCGATCATCTTCAGCGCACCGATGGTGCGCGCCCTGCTCGACGGACGGAAGAGCCAGACGCGGCGGGTGGCCTTCCGCGATGCTGGATTCGGCGTGCAGGCCTACGCCTCTGAAGAGGTCGATAGCCTCCAGGTTCTCGGCTGGCGCCTCGATCCAGAGGGGCCCGGATACCGGGCTTTCAAGCCCACCGTCTGGGCAAAACTGAAGCCCGGTGATCGGCTGTGGGTGCGGGAGACCTTCACGATCGAGACCGACTTCAACGTCGGGTATAAACCGCCGTTCTCGGATGGCCGCCCAATCAAATGGACGGACAATGGACCAGAATACGGCCTCTACTGGGAGCAACCGCACTACCGCGCCACCGACCCGGCGCCCGAGTTGGTCGTCGACGGGGTCGACGGCCCCGGCTGCCGCTGGCGCTCCCCGCGCTACATGCCCCGCTGGGCGTCGCGCCTGACGCTAACCGTCACCGACGTGCGCGTGCAGCGGTTGCAGGAGATCAGCGAGGCGGATGCGATCGCGGAGGGGGCGATGCGAAACATCACATGCAAGTCATCTGTCTCGGGGACGACGGTTGCCGGGGACACGTGGTTTTACGACGAGGGCCCGGATGGCCGCCACTTCGAAGCCCCCAACCCGCGAGACGCCTACGAAATCCTGTGGGGCAAGCTTCATGGCTGGAAGTCCTGGGACGCGAACCCGTTTGTCGCCGCGATCAGCTTCACCACCGAACAGCGGAACATCGACCATGCCGGCTGACCCCGCCGCCTACCGCCGGGCGTCGCTGATCGACCCGGATCGCTACCTCGCCACCCGCCCGGCGACGCGTCACGTCTCGCCGCCGGGCCTGCCGCCTCAGCCGCGGTGGGAGCCCGTGCGGCACGGATGGTTCGCGCGGCTGCTCGACGTGCTGCTGGGGAGGCCGGGGTGACGGGGCGCACGGACTACGCGCCGTATTTCGCCGACGTAGCGGCGGCCAAGGCGGCCTGCGGGGCGGCCAAGGCGGAAATCATGCGCATCGACCGCGAAGTGCGCAAGGCGGCAATGACGGAAGCGGCGGCGAGTATGTCTGCTGTGGGGGTTGTCCTGCTGGAGACGCGCCTGACCGTAAAGGGCCGGTGGGAATACCAGAACAAGCCGATCTTGGTCCGCGCTGTTACGTGCTGGTCCACGCCGGTCGACACGCCGAAATACGCCATGTGGCAGCTGCAGGCGCACTACACTTACGCCCGCAAGGACGGCAAGCCCAACAGGGCTCGCAATGAGGAGTATTCGAACATTGTCTGCAGTCACCCGGCGGAGTTTGCCGCGGCTCTATTGAAGACGCATCCGATATGGGCGTTCCAATGACCCGCCCGCTCCCGCCCGCCGCCTGCCGCCGGGCCGCGCTGATCGACCCGGAGCGCCGGTCCTTCATCCTTGCCGAAGCGGCCTATGCCGCGGCGCTCCACTCTGGCGACGCCGAAGCCCTCGCCCGCGAGGAAGCGAAGGCGTGGGAGCGCGTGGACGCAGC